TCACCAACTATCTTTGCACTGAATTTCAAAACATATCGACCATCATACGGAGTCCCTGAATTGGCCTGAAACTCTATTTCTTTGTTTGATACCGGAATTTTCGTTTCATAATCCGGTATCGCTACATTTTCATACCCCCCGGATGAAGAATTGGGATTGTATATGTAGAACCATAGGAAATTACCAGGACTAAGCCCTTCTTTTCGTTGATTCAACCTCACTGTCTGTGATTCTATATAAGGGACTTTAAAAAGCATTTTTTCTCCTCCGGTATCAGTATATCCGACATACATCTCAAAACGGAGATATTGATACGTGCTGCCGAGATTTTTTAATTCATATTGTTGGTTATAGGACCTTGTTGTACCATCCGTATTCACGTATGACGGACTTTCAATCAATGCTATTTCATTTTCCGATCCGCCTAATGCGAATGTCCCAATTACCTTGATATAGAAATGATCAATATATCCCTGCACTGATTTCCAATTTATCCCCGAACAAGTAACAAGAAATACCAATCTCAGGGAAAAAGACGGATAATAGTCAATTACTCCATTGGCTGCATTTGTACAATTAACAAAAGGAGCTTCCGCATTGGTATCGTAACCGGCAAAATATCCGAGTGATGCACGATAATAAGGATTGGCCGAATTACCTGCATCAAATTTCATTCTAAGCTTGATGCGCTGATCAATATCAATGAAGAAGCGCCCAGGACTATCAGGACTCCAGATATTCCAATAAGGCAATGCCCCGTCAATCATAAAGCCGCGTGTACCATCTGTATAGCCGTTTTCTGCTACCCGAAAAGCATAACCTTTTTCCCCTCCGGATTTGGCCGCGGCCACAAGCCGGAAAAGATCACGGATAACGTATCCTTTCCCGCTGCTCGTATATACTGCTCCAACCTTCAATGCAGTCTGAAAAAGTGTCAGATCTTTCTTTGGTAGTATCATGCCGCAGTTCCTCCTTTCAGTTCATCTATTTCATTTTGCAATCTAATAACCGTGTCCTGAAGATGTTTAATCTGCTGATCCTTCGTCAACTCCCAGTCCTTACGGACTTTCACAAGATTTTCAATCATCATAGACTTTTTAGAGATCTCCTGTATGCCTTTTATTGCCAAAGCCGACATGCTCGCATAGTCCATTGAATAATATCCATCCGGCTCCGTAAATACAAATTCGGGGAAATATTGGATAACCTGTTGAGCAGATAGGCCAATCCGTACCGTGGCATCAGGATCATTTTTATAGGAGTACCTAAATACAGATAAAGCCATCATTTTAGACAGCACATCTTCGAGATCACCCATTAAATTTTTCCTCCTAATATCAGATCCTTGTACCAATGACCCTTTGACCCACATATTTCCAGAACTGCTATACGATAGATAAGCCCTTAAGTCATTATTGTAGTAAAAACAATAATCATTAGAAGGGACTGTAAGTTTCCAATATGAGCCAAACCACATATATGGGCCAGACCCCGATAAAGCTATACCCGGACTTGATTTGCTAATAGTTAGATTTCCTGTAATAGTTCCACCGTTCCAACTACTTCCCCCAGAAATACTACCCTTTGTTAAACTCAATGTCCCACCCGAAAAAGATGCGTTTATTATTGCGTTACCGCTTCCGGATATGCTAACAGATGTTACAAGTCCAGACGGCTTACTACTTATTTCGCTCCATGAGTAAGACGGCTTACTACTCCCAATCCACGACGGTTTACTGTTAATTTCGCTCCAACTATAAGATGGCTTGGACGATCCTATCCATGATGGCTTGCCGGTAATATCGTTCCAGGCGACAGAACCGCCGCCCCCACCTCCAGAAGCGACATACAACTGCCCAGATGAATTAACTCTTATTGTATTGCCATCATACTTTACCAGCCCATAAGTTGACGACGATGCAACGACGGCTAAATCTGTTATGCCGGAAGATGAATAGGCGACAACATCCCCGTGAGCTATAAGATCATTATATATCAATAATGTACCGTTATTACTGCCGGAAAAATATGCAGCCAAAGTATTGCCATTTCGGAACCCTAAATCTCCTGATGCCTCGTATATTGACCACTGTCGAGACCCTGATAAAATCAACGCAGGTTCCGTTTTCCGTATTGTCAGATCGCCGGACATCGTATCCCCGGCTTTTTTGACGTATACAGACAAGTTCGGCGTTCCGCTTATTTCGCTGTAAGAAATGGTATAAAACGTACCATCTCCGGCCAGATATTTATTATTACTACCTGCTCCGGAAAGGGCATTAAGTATCATATTCTTGTTGATACCCGTAATATACCCCACATCATTGGATAATTGCCCCAATCGGGTAGGTATCTCTGTGCGAAGCGCGAAAGTGCTTCCTTTTTTCCAGGTAAGAATCTTGGTTGCCTTATCATAGGACAACTCCGTTACGGCATTTCCGGTACCGGATGGTATGACGTTTGTCAATCCTCCGCCGGCTCCGTCTGCTAATGTAAGCTGCCCGATGGAATTGATTGAAAATACAGAACTGTCATATTTGACCAAACCGTACATATCAGGAGTTGCTATAGCTATAAGATCGCCAATATCGCTTACAGCGTATGCCACAACATCCGCTTTGGATAGCACTGTCTTTTCAAATGTTTTTTGTCCTATTATCGTTTGATCCGTAGTCAGCGTAACGTAATCCTTATTCAAATTAATAATTTGCGTTTCGAGCTTTTTTAACGCCGAATTAACGCTATCTGATGCCGTGATAATAGGGCTTATGCTGTTTGATAGGTAGCCATACAATAGGCTGGATGGAGTCAGATAATGATACCTGTCCAGATATTCTTTGAGTTGCTTTTCGTCCAAGCCACCGCCGGCGAAATTAGGATCAACAGATATAATACCATCTGCTCCGATGATCAAACCGCCTCCCTGTTTGATCTGTACTGCTCCAGGAGTCGTATAAGTCGCAACGGGAAATGCCATATCGGGAAATTCATCCTGCGTGCCATAGGCTACAACATCCTTTTCAGAAACGGCCGAATACTTTGTTCGGATATATTCCTTGCCTTCTTCAAGAGCTTCTCCGGCCGAATTGGTAGTAATGAGGTCCCAATAACCGGAAAACGAAGATCCGCCGATATTCGAACCTCCCGAAGAACTTTCACTTCCGAAAAATCCTTGGCTCGCCAATCTTCTTTTGCTCCGAGGATTGGCCGGAAATTTGTTTAATATGACATTATATTGTTCCATCAAATTCTAACCCTTCATAATTGTCTGCATCAAACCTTGTCATTAAAATTTCGCTTTCGTCGTTGTACAGACGTTGCGTCTCACTTATGATAATATATTTGCCTGGCTCATTAACATCCGTATAGATGTTAAATTCAGGAAGCAGGATCACTGTCCCCGACAATGTATTGTGCCGGGATGCATAATTGCTATACACAGTACCGATCAACAACCTTTCAAGCAGATCCGTTACGCCGGCGCGGTAAAATTCCGATATGACGGAATAATCGGAAGTCTTATACAATTGCCCTTTTGCCACAGGAGACGGACTTTCCATCGTCCCCAGGATTGTATCGATCTTCAGATCTTCCTTTGCGTCACGGTTGATCCATGCTTTGTGTTCAAAGTCCTTTGCATTGATGTTTTTGTAATTTTTATCGACAAGGCTTATGGCCGGATTCTTGTATAAAATCCAACGACACTGCTCATACAACTGACCTTTTATTTCCTTTTCATAATCATAGGCCGGTACCCCATATCCTACTTGTAATTCCAGATATCCGGACTTATCAGGCAGATCGATAAATTCTCCTCGACCGGCCTTGTCAAACAAAATAGGTAATCCGCCCCGGTAATAGCCGATGATCTGTTTATTCGTTTGCCATCCGCCTAAACCGCTTTCATTCTTACGATTCCCTTCATACCAGCAAAACCAGGCATCACCCCAACTTCCTTCTCCTGTAACCCATCGGCAATTACTTGCGTTATGTTCATAACTGTTACCATCTTTTACCAACTTGTTTTCCCAGTGATATATGGCCTTTCCCGCCTTATCCCTAAGTGTCAGGATAAACGGAACGTAAGCAAAGTTTGCCCAATTCTGTTGCTCTTCCCAATTCCCTTCTTCATTTTCTTTGGAAGCTTCCTCGAATGGATTATATCGAGGGTCAAACAGCATATCAATGGTAAGTTTCAGCCTGAAATTGCGTCTGTCTAGGCCGATGTAACCAAGATAAGGACGTTCGGATACCTTTAGCACCATTCCCCCGATTGTAGAGGATGGCTTTTCCAAATGCCGGATATCACCACCAAATGTATTCGTCACTGTTATGGTCCAGGCTACCCCGGCCGAGGCTTCCCCGGAATGGATCGGGTCTATGCGGTAATAAGCGGCCCTGTCCGATATTTCTACACCTTTCCCCTTATCGGAATAAGCTATTCGGAATCCCGGAGGAGATGTCATTAATCCTGAACTATTTTTAGTCCTGTCCACTTTGATCTCCATCCCGTCTCCGGGGACACTGTTGGGATCGACTTCCCCTTTCATCAAATCCATATTCTCATATGGAGAAAACGTGACGGTAACATTATTGTATACCTTATCAACCCCCACTACGGAATCGTCAGAATCCCAAACTATCGTTTCCGGATCGAAAGTCGTGTAAATATCATTTAAATCATATACGAAGATCTTTCCACCTTTATGAATCAATCGAAGTGCAAATGGACGTAATGTCTCATCCAATACTTTACGTACGGTCATAGGTTCCCCGTCTTCATCGTAGAAATTGTCCAAATTGACAGATACGGCATCCAATATATTTCCCGTGTCGTATTGGGACATTTTAGTACTGATATGGTCCTCTATTTCCTGAAACTTGATACCCGTTAGCCCCAACGCTTCACCGATGATTTCCCGGAGGGTCATAAACCCGGTCTTATTCCAGTTCAGCCTATCCAGGATGGCCATGTCCGCGAACGTTATTTCTACCCCATAGTCCGTTTTGTACGCAAATGGTTCCTCGTACAATTCCGGATCGAGTGTACCGGACCAATACAGCATACCGTCCCGGAGTACATCCATACGGATGCTGCCGGCTTTGATCGTATACAGGTCGATGAATTGCCGGTCATTGTCCGAGTATAACTGGAGAGTGGCGTTGCTGGACTGGACCGGTTCCAGTTTATCCGTCTCCGGCCACTCGATTTCAAGGGGATCTTCACAAAAAGCAATGTCAGATACTTGACCGGAATATCCTTCCTGGTATATCTCAATTTCATACAGGACTTGGCTCAGGCTGTGAAATCCGCCTTTATATCTCAAACCCATACTCATCGTGTTCTCCTTTTTTCATGTTCAACTCCACGTAAGGCTATATATAGATCCTTCCCTTTGACCTTGGTTTCCAGGTACAGGCTTTTTGCAGATAAACCGGTTGGCTCCAACATGGAACGGAGTTTATTTAATGGCGCAATCACTTCCGGATTATTCGAAGCTCCGGAATATTCTCCAACCAAAGCCAGTGTAGGACCGGACACGATACCACCGGCAGCAAAAGCCGTTATGTTTTGTAATGCCGCTTTTGCAGCAGCAGTCGCTGCAATCAAGGCCGAACCGGCAATAATACCCCCTATACCACTCCAAGCAATCGCTTTGAGAGCTTCGGATGCCATACCTGCGGCGATCAAGGCCGAACCGAATTGCTGCAACATATCCATAAGGGAGAGAAGGAATGATCTAAGAATCTCTAATCCGTTTCCTGAAGCAACCGCTTCCCCAAATCCTTCCATAAAGCCCTGTATGCTGTTCGACAGTATGCCGGACATCTGTCTGGCTGTGATCTGGGCTTCTTTCACAAACACAT